AAAAAATCGACGACGATTACAGTGAGCGCTGGAGCACTGCTACTGGAGGTGGATTTAGTGCTACACAGCTTGCGTATGATTTAGGTAAGCTGTCTCACCTCAAAGAATATGGAGTAGATTTATCACGTATCTAAAAATATTTCTTGACTTTCATCTTCAATAGAAGTATAATATGTGTATTGAAGATGAGGAAACCAATGGGCGACCGATTTTATTTATCACAACTAGCCGCGACAGGAGCGTGTCCTGGCGCAAAACTTACACAACTTAGAAGGAAACGCAAAATGGCATGGGACGACGATAAGAAGGCACAAGCTGTAGCTATGTATGAGGCGGCTGAGCCTACTCCCGAAACGTCAATGGAAATTGTAAAAGGCATTGCAGATGAATTGGAAGAATCACCTAACGGTGTTCGAATGATTCTTACTAAAGCTGGTGTCTATGTAAAGAAGAGCCCCGCTTCTGCTGGCGGCAAGACTACCGCGAGTGGTGGTAGTGGCGGGCGAGTATCTAAAGCTGCAGCGCAAGACGCTCTTATTGCAGCTATTAACGATGCTGGTCAGTCTGTTGATGAAGAAATCATTAGCAAATTGACAGGTAAAGCAGCACAATACTTTACCACAGTATTGAATGGTGTAAACGCAGCAAGCTAACCTATTCATTAAAGTAACCTCCGAAACTCTTGTTTCGGGGGTTTCTTGCATTTCATTATTATAACCTGGACAGCGCAGCAAAAAATTTTGCTAACCTACCACAAGGAGTAATAATGAAAAAGGAAGAATTAGCAAATTTAATACGTGATTATGGGGATGCTATTATCACGTATAGAAGTGAAAAGTCTAATAAACTCAAGTATAATGTGTGTACATTAGACTTTTCTACGCCATATATTCAGCAAAAAAAGAACAGAGCTAAAGAATCCTCAAGTACGTTACTTACGTTTTGTTGGGATACGGACTCGTATCGACTATTGAAACCTAACAATGTAACTAGTGTCGTACCGCTTGCTTCCGTTCTTAAAAATGAGAGGCATTAGTTATGGAATTATATGCTTCTCCTGAAATGTATGAAAGAGTAATACATTATGATGAAGAACGAGAGCTCCAAGTAAGACTAACAATTAGTACTTTTCGTGGAGTAGAGTATTTGCATTTAAGGAAATATTTTTTAAGTTTTGACGAGGAGTGGTGCCCTACTCCTGATGGTATAGCTTTTCCCTTAGACTTTGATAACTCCAGAGAGCTATTTTGCGGACTAATAGAAATTCTATCTTTAGCAGAAAGTAAAGAAATTATTCAAGAGCATTTTTCAGAACTTTTAAATACGGTATATACAAAATAATTCTTGACTTTTATTTCTCATTAGCGTATAATATATGTTCTGAGTGAGGATACTAAATGAAAGATTTTATTGAAAAAGCAAGTGCTTGTTATTACTCTGGTGCTCCGATTATTTCGGACGAAGAGTTTGACGCTCTTGTTAAAAAGTATAATTACGATCAAGTGGGCCATCAAGTAACTGATGGTGTTCCTCATATGTTTCGTATGTACTCTCTTCAAAAGTATTTTAATTTAGCCGAAGTATCTGTTAACTTATTTGACTATGTAGTTTCTCCAAAGTTGGACGGGGCTGCTGTGTCTCTTTTATATGTAAACGGACACTTTGCACTCGGATTGACACGGGGTGACGGTAATCTTGGCCGAGATATTACCACAAAACTAGAAGAATTAGTACCTGCAACAATTCCCATGAAGGGAGAAGTACAGATTACTGGTGAAATAGTTTTGCCCTCGTCTGTCACCAATGCACGTAATGTCGCAGCGGGGTCGCTAAACCTCAAAGATATTCAAGAGTTTCGGGCCAGAGCCCGGGATTTAGTCTTTGTCGCTTACGACATACAGTTTGAAAATGACTACTCAAACTATACTGACGCTATGAATGCATTGGCCCATGAAGGCTTTAATGTTGTTACGACCTTCGACGCCAGTAACTATCCTACGGATGGGCTGGTATACCGTCTTAACAACCAAAAAGACTTTCAAAAAATGGGACATACAGCTCATCATCCTCGCGGCGCTTTCGCTCTCAAAGAGCAGAAGGAGGGTGTACATACAGAATTACTCGATGTTGTGTGGCAAGTAGGTAAGTCGGGTGTAGTCAGCCCAGTTGCTATACTTAGTCCGGTCGAAGTGGAGGGTGCCATTGTGAGCAGGGCAACTCTACACAATATCGAGTACATTCGCAGTTTGGAACTAGAGATAGGCTGTACCGTAGAGGTTATTCGGAGTGGAGATATCATACCCCGAATTGTGAGGAGGGTAGACCTTCCAAAAAATAGTTCTTGACTTTTATCTCAGTTTTTCGTATAATATATTTTACATTTTCGGAGTAGTCTAAATGTTCAGAGAAATCGTACCACCAACGGAGTGTCCGTCTTGTAGTGGTGAGCTTACTTTTGTCCGTGATATTTTATACTGTCATAATGTCAGTTGCGCGGCACAGAAAGCTAAAAAGATTGAGCATTTTGCAAAAACTTTGAAGATTAAGGGCCTTGGCCCTGCTACCATCGAGAAGTTAGAAATCGAAGACTTTGACGAGATTTATTTGTTTAATATCGAAGAGCTTTGCCATAATTTAGGCGATAAACTTGGTACTAAACTATACGAAGAAATTTGGAACTCTGCTTCGGCTCCTCTCGACATGGTACTACCTGCGTTTGGTATTCCCCTTATCGGAAAAACGGCAACGAAGAAGCTGTCTGAGACTGTGCAATCTATTACTGAAATTACACCAGACACTTGTAAGCGTGCCGGATTAGGGCCAAAAGCAACCGAGAATCTATGTAACTGGCTAGACAGTGAATTTTATTGTTTTTATGATGGGGCTTTGCCTTTCGATATGAAGTTCAAAACAAAGTCATTCAGCGAACATCTTGCAGAAGCCACCATATGCATAAGTGGTAGGCTAAAAAGTTTTAAGACAAAAGCTGAAGCAACCGACACATTAACTAATCTTGGTTATAATGTCAAGTCTAGTCTAACAAAAGATGTAACGATTCTTGTCAACGAGAGTGGTATTGACTCGTCAAAAACTAAACAAGCCAGAGAAGCTGGCGTAACTATTGTAACGGATTTAAAATCCTATCTGGAGAAAAAATATGGCACTTCCTAAGTGGACTGATGAGCGTACTGCAGAACTTACTTCCTTTGTTGGAACTGAGTCTCCAGTATCTCAAGAAACTGTAGCTGAAGCAGCGGATCGTCTGGAGACTTCTACTCGTTCTGTTTCTTCTAAGCTGCGTAAGATGGGCTTTGAAGTAGAGCTGGCATCTGCCCGCGCTTCTAAGTCTTTCTCTGAGTCTCAAGAGGCAACTCTTGTTTCTTTCCTCGAAAGCAACAGCGGTGAGTATACTTATGCTCAGATCGCAGATCACTTCGAGGGTGGAGCTTTTTCTGCTAAGCAATTGCAGGGCAAGATCCTTTCTATGGAGCTGACAGATCATGTCAAGCCTGCTCCTAAAGTAGAGTCTGTAAAGACTTATTCGGCTGATGAAGAAGCTACTTTCATTAGCATGGTAAATGACGGCGCATTTGTTGAAGCTATTGCAGAAGCTCTTGGCCGCTCAGTAAATTCTGTTCGTGGTAAGGCTCTCAGCCTGCTTCGTTCTGGGGATATTAATGCTATCCCTCGTCAAGAGACTACCAAGGGTACTTCAAAGGCTGACCCCTTCGAAGATATTGCTGACATTGCTTCTATGACTGTTGAGCAGATCGCAGAAACTATTGGCAAGACTGCTCGTGGTGTTAAGACTATGCTGACTCGCCGTGGTTTGGCTGCCGCTGACTACGATGGCGCCGCTAAGGCTGCTAAAGCAGCAGAGTAATTACCTTTAGGTAATGTAGCAACCGCAGCGGGGTCGTTGCGGTTGTTTTTTCGTGTTCGTTGGGGAGATATAATTGAACGTCGCTAGTGCGCTCATCAAGCAAGTTCTTACGCTTCAGGATTTTGAAACCTGGAGCTACGTGCGTAAGCACTACTTGCCAAAAGAGTACCACACTATATTCTCCGTTATTGATAAGCATTGTGACTCCTATCATAAACTTCCCTCTGTTGAAGAGCTGAAACTATCCACACGAGATACTTCTACTCTTGATAAAATATATGCGATCGAAACATTAGAGGTAGATACCGATCCTTATATACTTTTACAGTATTTAAAGAACGAGTTTACTCAGCGTGAGATTCTAACAGAGTTAGATGACTACGTAGAGAATTCTATCTCTTTCGAGGATGCCGAAGAAAGTGTTCAGCATCTACACGATATTATTCTTCGAGTTGAAGATAAAGTAGAACTCGAAGAACCTCAAGAGAGTATGCAACGTATCTCTCTATTCGAGGATGAAGAAGAGCTTGGAAAGTACCTGCGTCTTGGTTTGAATACACAATACGATAATCAGATTCAATTCTCCCCGAAGGATTTGATTCTTGTAGGTGGTCGCCGAGGCGCAGGGAAATCCCTTACCTGTGCTAATATTGCAAACTCCGTATATCAAGATGGTAAGTCTGCATTGTACTTTACTATCGAAATGGACTCCAGGTCTATTCTCCAGAGACTTTGCTCTATTGCTACAGAGGTGCCGCAAGGGCGCTTACGGTCTAAAAATCTCAGTGTAACCGAGTGGGAACGGGTTGCTGAGTGGTGGGCTGGTCGATTCCAGAGAGGACAAGATCTCTTAGCTGAGTATAAAGAACATCGTAAATTCGATGACTTTCATAAAAAACTCACCTCTAGTTGTGAGTTAGATCCCACAAAACAACTTGATGTTATATACGATCCTTCGCTCACTTTGGGAAAGATTCGAACAGAAGTTGAAATGAAAGTAAAATCTTCTATGGATATTGGTGTAGTTATTGTTGATTACATTAATCAAGTTAAGCGGTCAAATGTTCCTAGTCGAAGCGGCCAGTATGATTGGACGGAACAAATAGAAGTAAGTAAAGCTCTAAAGTCCATGGCACAAGAGTATAAAATACCTTTCTTTTCTCCGTATCAAACTGATGCTACGGGTGAAGCAAGATTTGCAAAAGGTATTTTAGATGCGGCAGATGCAGCATTCTCTCTAGAGCCTTGGCAACACGAAGATGGTTGTGTAACCTTTAAGTGTGTAAAAATAAGAAATAATCAACCCATCGACTTTACCTCAACTATGGATTGGGAAACTCTGAAGATGGGTCCTGAGACTGCTCTAACTCCAGACCAACGAGAGGATGCCTCTCATAAAACCGGAGAAGAAATCCAGGATATATAAAAATATTTCTTGACACTCCCGTTGATTTGTAGTATAATATATACTTCGATCACGGGAGTTTTTTATTTATGGGAATGATATATGGATCATTGGGTTATGATGTCACAGGAAGAAAGAAGAAAGGTATGCGAAGAAAAACTGTATCTACTAAGATTAGGAGTGTCAGTGTCCCTCGCGGAAATAATTGCCGCAGGAGTACCCCAGACTACCCCTCGGTTCCCGATACAGTTGGAGTTGCCCCTCGAGTGGACCCGCCACGTTACACCGGAACACTTGTTAAAGGTATCGGAACCATGCACAAATCAAATGCCGTTCCAATCATAGATGAACAA